GTCCTCACTGAAGGGAGTGCGCCTCAAACGCCTCATCCCATCAGGCATGCCCCGGGCATTAAAGCCTCCGGTGGCACGGGTGGCATTGGAGCCACCACCCCCATTCCGCCTTCGCCTACGCCCCTGCCTCTTCCTCCTCTTCGTAGGGAGGGGGCCTCGGGGTCGTCGCTGGGAACGGAAATTCCCCGCCCTTGTCATTGGGCCAATGAACGCTCGTCTAGCAACACCTTGGTTGCCGGCCGCGCCGCGTTTACGCTGCCTTTGCCTTCTCTGTCGTTGCGGGAGTGCAATTACTTCCATGCTCTCCTCGCAGTTTTTAGTTCTTTTTATCTGGCTGTTATTCCTTTCTAGATCTCCAGACAAACCCTGATTTTGTAGGCACAGGGGAACTTCACCAACGAACAGATTGCGCAAGTGAGACTCCGTGGGGATCTGGTTCTTAGCCATTCTCCACTCCGGGTCATTTCTCAGCACTGGGTCCATTACAACCACAAGATACTGAATCAACTCGCGCAGATAACCTCGCATTCGAACATCAGCCCATGAGACACGCAGCAATGCACAAGCTCGTGTCAATGTCATGGATGGGTTATCAGGCTGGCGTGAGTAGCGAAGCGATGTCAAGAGTTTTCGCGAATTATAGAGCGGCAATGCCTTGCCAGACTGCTCATCATAAATCGTGAAAGCACTCAAGAAATCAAGCTCCTCCACTGGGCGTGGATCCAGGCAATCGGTCGTAGTCACGATCCCGATGCCCTTCCACACTTCAATCAACGCACGAGCGTTGAAGAAGCGGACTCCTCCATCCGAAACGGTCCAGGTGTTGTCATCGCCACACAAGGCTAACGACACGTCCTCCTCAAACGCCTCATATGTCACTCTAGCTTCAGGTGCTGTCATAAGCCACCCAAAAGCGAGCAAAACATAGAGGATGAGGGTATTATCGACGATGGTGTTGACGGACCCCGAAGGGTTCCCGCCTTGCTTCATCACCAACACACCTTCCGAAGTTATGATCAGAGTATTCACCAAATTGCGGTAATAGACCTTAATCCG